CTTATAAAGCCGGTATTAGTTTCATTTCGACCATACATATATTTCCCATCGTGTGAAAAACTAGGATAGTATGTTGCTGGTATAGTTATAGCACCTGTATAACTGGCTGTACTTAGATCATATGCAGTTGTCATTGTATATTTGTGTAGATTAGTATTTGCTGAATGTCCATGCATATATAAATGCAATCCATCTGAACTGATTTCAAGTGAATAAGGATTGAGATCTTGGGTTCCAACATAAAATTCATTACCTGCCCAATATGCAGTGCTTACGTCAAATGGCGTTCTCATTATGTATTCTACAATCTTATCTGAACCAGTACCAACTACAAACATTTTCTTACCATCATAACTTAATACCAAATCACGTGGTGCACTGAAATGCGGCGCTACATGAAAGTAACCTGTTTGTGTAACTGAAGTAAGATCATATGGCGTTGCCAATGTAAATTGATAGACATAATCATTGTGGGAAGATATATAAAATTTTGTACCATCTGGTGTAAATTCTATACTATTTGCATTACTGTGCCCGATCTGATAATATAGATCATAATGTCGTACATATGTTGCAGTTGATATATCAAAAGGAGTTGATAGGGTATGCTCATACAGATAACGACTAGCATGCATAACAAACAATTTAGTACCATCTATTGAGATTCTACTATTGTACATATCACCAAACTGGAATGTTTTTAAATCAAATACAAAATCTGTTTCAGTAAATTCCCATGTGGTTACAGAAGGAGTTGCGACTACTGCCGTAGTAGCCGAGCCATCTACTCTGAATTGGCTTATAAAGCCGGTATTAGTTTCATTTCGACCATACATATATTTTCCATCATGTGAAAAACTAGGATAGTATAATGCTGGTATAGTTATAGCACCTGTATAACTGGCTGTACTTAGATCATATGCAGATGTCATTGAATATTTGTGTAGTTTGGTATTTCCTGATGAATGTCCATGCATATATAAATTCAATCCATCTGAACTGATTTCAAGTGAATAAGGATTGGAATCTTGGACCCCGACATAAATTTCATTACCTGCCCAATATGCAGTGGTTACATCAAATGAAGTGTTCATCACGTATTCTATAATCTTATCTGAACTAGAACCCAATACAAACATTTTCTTACCATCATAACTTAGTACCAAATCACGTGGTGCAGTTAGATGTGACGCTACATGAAAGTTACCTGTTTGTGTAACTGAAGTAAGATCATATGCGTTTGTCAATGTAAATTGATAGACATAATCATTGTGGGAAGCTATATAAAATTTTGTGCCATCTGGTGCAAATTCTATACTATTTGCATTACTGTACCCGATCTGATAATATAGATCATATTGTTGTACATATGTTGCAGTTGATATATCAAAAGGGGTTGATAGGGTATGTTCTCGTAAATAACGTTGAGCATGCATAACAAACAATTTAGTACCATCTATTGAGGTTCTACTATTGTACATATCACTAAACTGTAATGTTTTTAAATCAAATACAAAATCTGTTTCAGTAAATTCCCATGTGGTTGCAGAAGGAGTTACAGCCACTGCTGTAGGAGTTGAGCCATCTGTTTTATATTGATGTTGGTAGTTACTTGAAGACCGAAAATATGTATATGTACCGTCTGATGACATTGATAAATTTTCCAAAGGAGCATCAAAGTAATGTATTGTTGGATTGTTAATATTAGCTGTTGCTACTGCAAAGGGACTAGTTAAAGTATATTCATATAAAGCATCTGTCGTTTTACCACCCATATACAACTTGTTTCCATCATTAGAATACTTTATAAAGCAAGGAGTATCATCTTGTATTCCTATATAAGTTCTTGCACCGGTCCAATATGCAGTTGCAATATCATGAGGGGATGGCATCACGAATTCATATACACGATCTGTCGCCGTGCCAGCAAAGATAAGTTTTTTACCATCTTCTGTAACATTCATCGCAGTTATTGATGATTCCAAATGACCCACATATAATTTTACCTTTGAAGAATTATCAACAGTTGTTATATCATATGGTGTTGAAAGTGTCCATTGTGCAATATATCTATATGAAGTATGTGGATTGAACATATATATCTTTGTTCCATCATCTGATATCTGACAAAAATTTACTGACTGATTATCTAGTTGGGTTTTACAATTCCATTGACCGATATAGTTCGCAGTTACAATATCAAATGCTGATGATAATTGATATTGATTTACATATGTTTTATTATCTGATACAGTATATAGGTTTAATCCATCACGTGAAAATGACAAATCTGAATTTCCCACGAATGTTCTTGCATCACTAATCACACTAGTAATATCAAATTTCCAAGTGTCTGAGGATGCAGTTGGTGTTACAATATCATCTGTTGTAGATGTTAGACTATATTGAACCATTACTCTATTTTCTGAAGTGTAAAGTTTGGACCCATCAGATGATATAGTAGCATGTTCTGCACCTTTAATCCAGGTTTGTACATTATTATATACTGTGGTGGATATATCAAACGGAGTTGATAAATCATATTCATATAACGTATCACTACCTGCATCAAAAATATACATTTTTTCGCCAGTTTTTGACATAACTATGGAACGTGCATCTGTTACTTGATTACTAATATCAAATTGTGCATCATCAAAAACTGCGGTTGTAATATCATAAGGAGTTCCCAACGTAAACTGGTGAACTTCATCACTATTACCACCAGTTGTAAACATTTTGGTTCCTGCTGCGTTCATTATCATAGAATATATAGTATTCTCATATGTCGAAATTTGTAAAGTTTTCGATGCATTACTTGCAGTTGAAATATCATATGGTGTACTCATATCAAGAGTTTGTATTGACGTAGATCCACCCAAATAAAGATGTTCGCCGTTTCCTGATATTGTTATCATTTCAACTTCAACTGCCATTTCTCCATAATAATAATAATTATCAACATAGGCAGCAGTTGAAAGATCAAATGGTATAGACATATTGTATTGGAATACACGCTGTGATTGAGCAATATACATTTTAGTACCATCGTCACTCATACTCATATTATTAACATGTGCGGGTGTACCAGCAGAACCAGATGATACTAGTAGACCTTTGTCTACCATCAAAGTTTTAAAGTCTTTATTTGTTTTTTCTAACTTTGCAGACCAAGCAGGGGTGACTAAACTAGTATTATCACTTAGATGAGAAATATCAGTAGGGATATCTGATAACTTTGCAACTGCAAATCCAGAAACAGTAGTACCATCATGTGCAACCAATCTATTTGTGGTTGTGTCAAATGTAACTTCTCCCTGTTCACCAGTAAAGGTAGTATGTTCAGATGTTGATCCTCGTCTAAATTGAATTGTATATGCCATTTATATTTCTCCGGTATGGGTTTAATAGAATTAACTAATATTAATTTGTTAATCATATTTATCTTCAATTATATTTATCTCTCATTACGAATGGAAAAACTGCGACTTATAAAGCCACAGTTTTAAACTATTTTAAAGTATAAATATTATTTAAAAATAATAGATTACCAAGATGTTTGAACAACGGATCTTACCCAAAGATTTGGCGCTATGCATACATACATAAATTCTCCTACTACTCTAACATCACCTTTATTTCCGTCAGAATTTGGCGAAGATGGAGCAGATGTGTTATTGTATACTTCCATACTACGATCAACATTATCACTACTCATGCTTTTATCACCAATATGAATAGTTCCTGCACTAAGATAAAGGTCTCTGAATTTCTTCTCTGCACTACCAAGATCATACGCTTCGTTAGTATCTGGTTTAATGTGACCATCCACGTTGCCATTTAAAAAGGTTGAAACGTCACTATCAGTATATGCTGCTTGGCTATGACCACCTGCAGTAGTCCCGTCATGAACAACCAATGAATTAGTTTCTGTATTTACTGTAACTTCACCGATCTCACCAGTAAAGGTTGAATGTTCAGCCGTTGTACCGCGTCTGAATTGTACTGCATATGCCATGATATGTTTCTCCTATTAATTTTAATGAATAATTTAATATTCTTGTATACTATTATTTATTACTAATTGTATGCCTATTATAAGGCATACAATCTATTTTTTATATTGTATCACAATGAAGTGAAAATGTAAGATTTACCTGAATTACTACCAAGAGCGTCATCTTCATATCGTGCACCGACAATAAGTTTTTCATTTGAAACTGCAACTGAGTAACCGAATTGATCACTATCTCCACTGCCATCTGCATTTATGTTATCAATAGTTCTAGTATGATTACCTGTTAATGCATCAAATATGAATACTTTTCCACTATCAGTAACACCGGTTTCATCTTCTAGATAAGAACCCACAATGATTTGGTTATCTGAAATGTCTATTGCATTAGCAAATGCATCTCCTGTAGAATTATTTGGATTATCTATTGTATGCAATAGAGACAATGTGTGTGTGTCATACACATATGCTCTACCTTTACCAGCATTTGCATTTTGTGCACCAACTACAAATTTATCACCATCAATTGCAACACTTAGACCGAAATACTCCTGGCCTACGCCGGCTGGGTTGTAGATTGGTTGAATAGTGTTACTTGGTATGTGCATTATATATATTGCACTGGAGTAACTATCGGTTCTAACATATGCAGCACTCCATATTGCATAATCACCAGAAACATCAACCTCACGCCCCATATTAAATCTCTGTGTTCTGGATGGATTGTCATATTTCTTGATATGATTAGTTGGGTTAGTACCTGTCATGTCATATATATAAACTGCGCCACCATTTGCATCACTAGCATTGTAATTTACACCAGATTGTTCTTCACCAGGAGCACCTACAATTGCGTATTTCCCGTCAATCGCAACAGAATTTCCAAAATTATCATATTGTTCATTTGGACTCGGATGTGGTATATGATGCAGCAACGAATAATCACTTCTATTAAATACATAAACAGAACCAGACCCATACATGCCAGTTGTTGATTTATCGTTATTTGCACCAACTATAATATAATCTTCAGATATATCTACTGAATACCCAAATTGATCACTTGATTTTCCATTGGCTAATCCATCTGGATTAATAAGTGTATGCAGTAATGCACCAGTTGATGAATTTACTACGTATACAACACCAGAATTGCTTTGACCACTAGCATCTTCTGCATATGCACCAATTACTGCTGTATCGCCATGAACTGCTACTGCGGAACCGAAGTAATCATTTGCTGTACTATCTGTTTCATTGAAATTGTCAATCGTCAATGTAGAAGATATAGAAGTCCAATCGTAATCTGCAAACCTTTCAACACTACCACTACCACTAGTAACTGGTATACCTGCATTGCCATATGAGTCTGTAAATGCAATACTATAAGTTACGTTACCTAGAGCATCGTTGGTATCTACTATATATGATGCAGTCCATTTGTTAGTATATCGTTCGGTATTAACATAAGATGATGATGTATTGGTTACAGTTGCACCTCCAGAATAGAATGTAACTACTGGTGTACCAATTATTTTATCAGCAATAAATGTAACTGTAACTTCATTTCCTGTTACCGCTCTAGTAGAGTCTTGATTACTTGATGCTAAATTAACATCTGATAATGTTGGTAATGTAGTAGAATCATCTGCGATTGAATCAAATATATATGCTTTTCCTGAGTTATTACCAGATGTTTGAGATAATGCTTCCGCGTCATCTTCATATCTTGCACCAACAATGATCCTTTCATATGATATTGCAACTGAGTAACCGAATTCGTCAGAGGTTTGGTCTGGGCCAAATGCATTTGGATTATACAATGTCTTCAATTCTGAACCAGTTAATGCATCAAATATATATGCCACGCCCGCAGATTCTTGATAATCTGTATTCCAAGGACCTGAATTATATACGTCTTCTAGATAAGAACCCACAATAACTCTATTATCTGAAATGTCTATTGCATTAGCAAATGCATCTCCTGTAGAATTATTTGGATTATCTATTGTATGCAATAGAGCTAATGTGTGTGTGTCATACACATATGCTCTACCTTTACCAGCATTTGCATTTTGTGCACCAACTACAAATTTATCACCATCAATTGCAATACTTAGACCGAAATACTCCTGGCCTATGCCCGCTGGGTTGTAGATTGCTTTAATATTGTTACTTGGTATGTGCATTATATATATTGCACTAGAGTAACTATCGGTTCTAACATATGGAGCACTCCATATTGCATAATCACCAGAAACATCAACCTCACGCCCCATTTGATATCTCTGTGTTCTGGATGGATTGTCATATTTCTTGATATGATTAGTTGGGTTAGTACCTGTCATGTCATATATATAAACTGCGCCACCATTTGCATCACTAGCATTGTAATTCACACCAGATTGTTCTTCATTTGGTGCACCTACAATTGCGTATTTCCCGTCAATCGCAACAGAATGTCCAAAATTATCATATTGTTCATTTGGACTCGGATGTGGTATATGATGTAGTAATCCATAAGTAGCCCTATTAAATACATAAACAGAACCAGCCCCATACATGCCAGTTGTTGATTTATCGTTATTTGCACCAACTATTATATAATCTTCAGATATATCTACTGAATACCCAAAATTATCACTTGATTTTCCATTGGCTAATCCATCTGGATTAATAAGTGTATGCAGTAATGCACCAGTCACTGAATTCACTACGTATACAACACCAGAATTGCTTTGACCACTAGCATCTTCTGCATATGCACCAATTACTGCTGTATCGCCATGAACTGCTACTGCGTAACCGAAGTAATCATTTGCTGTACTACCTGTTTCATTGAAATTGTCAATCGTTAACATTGAAGGATGTGCTGACCAATTTGCTATGCTTTGTATATCAACACTACCACTACCACTAGTAACTGGTATACCTGCATTGCCATATGAGTCTGTAAATGAGATACTATAAGTTACATTACCTTTAGTATCATTAGTATCTACTATATATGTTGCAGTCCATTTGTTAGTATATAGTTCGGTATTAACATAAGATGGTGTATTGGTTACAATTGCACCACCAGAATAGAATGTAACTATTGGTGACGATATTAATTTATCTGAAATTAAAGTTATTATAACTTCATTTCCTGCTACTGCTCTAGTAGAATCTGTATTGTTTGATGCTAAATTAACATCTGATAATGTTGGTAATGTAGTAGAATCATCTGCGATTGAATCAAATATATATGCTTTTCCTGAGTTATTACCAGATGTTTGAGATAATGCTTCAGCATCATCTTCGTATCTTGCACCAGCAATGATCCTTTCATATGATATTGCAACTGAGTAACCGAATTGGTCATCGGTTTGGTCTGGGCCAAATGCATTTGGATTATATAATGTCCGCATTTGCAAACCAGTTAATGCATCAAATATATATGCCACGCCCGCAGATTCTTGATAATCTGCATTCCAAGGACCTGAATTATATACGTCTTCTAGATAAGAACCCACAACAACTCTATTATCTGAAATGGCTATTGCATTAGCAAATGCATCTCCTGTAGAATTATTTGGATTATCTATTGTATGCAATAGAGCTAATGTGTGCGTGTCATACACATATGCTCTACCTTTACCAGAATTTGCATTTTGTGCACCAACTACAAATTTATCACCATCAATTGCAACACTTAGACCGAAATACTCCTGGCCTATGCCGCCTGGGTTGTAGATTGCTTTAATATTGTTACTTGGTATGTGCATTATATATATTGCACTGGAGTAACTATCGGATCTAGTATAAGGGGCGCTCCATATTGCATAATCACCAGAAACATCAACATCCTGCCCCATGCGATATCGATGTGTTCTAGATGGATTGTCGTATCTCTTGATATAATTAGTTGGGTTAGTACCTGTCATGTCATATATATAAACTACGCCACCATTATTGTTATTACCATCAGTGTTGCTCACATTATATTGTTCTTCATTTGGCGCACCTACAATTGCGTATTTCCCGTCAATCGCAACAGAATGTCCAAAATTATCATAAGTTTCATTTGGACTCGGATGTGGTATATGATGTAGTAATGAATAATCACTTCTATTAAATACATAAACAGAACCAGCCCCATACATGCCAGTTGTTGATCTATCGCCACTTGCACCAACTATAATATAATCTTCAGATATATCTACTGAATACCCAAAATTATCACTTGATTTTCCATTGGCTAATCCATCTGGATTAATAAGTGTGTACAGCAATTCACCAGTCAATGAATTTACTACGTATACAACACCAGAATCGCTTTGACCACTAGCATCTTCTGCAAATGCACCAATTACTGCTGTATCGCCATGAACTGCTACTGCGTAACCGAAGTAATCATTAGCACTTGCACCAACCGAATTTGGATTGTCAATCGTTAACATTGAAGGAGTTGCTGACCAATTTGCTATGTTTTGTATATCAACACTACCACTACCACTAGTAACTGGTATACCTGCATTGCCATATGAGTCTGTAAATGCAATACTATAAGTTACATTACCTTTAGTATCATTAGTATCTACTATATATCTTACATTCCATATATTACTATTGCGATCAATTGTATTCTGATATATGTCATATTGGGCAGCAGTTGATACATTAGTAACAGAATTTCCGCCAGAATAGAATGTAACTACTGGTGTGCCAATTATTTTATCAGCAATAAATGTAACTATGACTTCATTTCCTGCTACCGCTCTAGTAGAATCTGTATTATTTGATAGTAACTTAACGTCTGATAATGTTGGTAACGTAGCAGAATCATCTGCGATTGAATCAAATATATATGCCTTTCCTGAGTTATTACCAGATGTTTGAGATAATGCGTCAGCATCATCTTCATATCTTGCACCAGCAATGATCCTTTCATATGATATTGCAACTGAGTAACCGAATTGGTCATCGGTTTGGTCTGGGCCAAATGCATTTGGATTATACAATGTCTGTAATTCTGAACCAGTTAATGCATCAAATATATATGCAACGCCCGCAGATACTTGATAATCTGTATTCCAAGGACCTGAATTATATACGTCTTCTAGATAAGAACCCACAATAACTCTATTATCTGAAATATCTACTGCACTAGCAAATGCATCTTCTGTAGAATTATTTGGATTATCTATTGTATGCAATAGAGCTAATGTGTTTGTGTCATATATATATGCTCTACCTTTACCAGAATCTGCATTTTGTGCACCAACTACAAATTTATCACCATCAATTGCAAGACTTGTACCGAAATACTCCTGGCCTATGCCGCCTGGGTTGTAGATTGCTTTAATATTGTTACTTGGTATGTGCATTATATATATTGCAGGGGCGAAATTGGTGGTTCTAACATATGGAGCACTCCATATTGCATAATCACCAGAAACATCAACATCACGCCCCATTTGATATCTCTGTGTTCTAGATGGATTGTCGTATCTCTTGATATAATTAGTTGGGTTAGTACCTGTCATGTCATATATATAAACTACGCCACCATTATTGTTATTACCATCAGTGTTGCTCACATTATATTGTTCTTCATTTGGCGCACCTACAATTGCGTATTTCCCGTCAATCGCAACAGAATGTCCAAAATTATCATAAGTTTCATTTGGACTCGGATGTGGTATATGATGTAGTAATGAATAATCACTTCTATTAAATACATAAACAGAACCAGCCCCATACATGCCAGTTGTTGATCTATCGCCACTTGCACCAACTATAATATAATCTTCAGATATATCTACTGAATACCCAAAATTATCACTTGATTTTCCATTGGCTAATCCATCTGGATTAATAAGTGTGTACAGCAATTCACCAGTCAATGAATTTACTACGTATACAACACCAGAATCGCTTTGACCACTAGCATCTTCTGCAAATGCACCAATTACTGCTGTATCGCCATGAACTGCTACTGCGTAACCGAAGTAATCATTAGCACTTGCACCAACCGAATTTGGATTGTCAATCGTTAACATTGATGCAACACTAGACCAATTTGCTATGTTTTGTATATCAACACTACCACTACCACTAGTAACTGGTATACCTGCATTGCCATATGAGTCTGTAAATGCAATACTATAAGTTACGTTACCTAGAGCATCGTTGGTATCTACTATATATGTTGCAGTCCATTTGTTAGTATATAGTTCGGTATTAACATAAGATGGCGTATTGTTTACAATTGAACCACCAGAATAGAATGTAACTATTGGTGACGATATTATTTTATCAGCAATAAATGTAACTATGACTTCATTTCCTGCTACCGCTCTAGTAGAATCTGTATTATTTGATGCTAAATTAACATCTGATAATGTTGGTAACGTAGCAGAATCATCTGCGATTGAATCAAATATATATGCCTTTCCTGAGTTATTACCAGATGTTTGAGATAATGCTTCCGCGTCATCTTCATATCTTGCACCCACAATAGCATAGTCGCCACTTAGCGAAACTGAGAAACCGAATTGGTCATCGGTTTGGTCTGGGCCAAATGCATTTGGATTATATAATGTCCGCATTTGCAAACCAGTTAATGCATCAAATATATATGCAACGCCCGCAGATTGTTGATAATCTGCATTCCAAGGACCTGAATTATATACGTCTTCTAGATAAGAACCCAAAATAACTCTATTATCTGAAATATCTACTGCATTAGCAAATGCATCTTCTGTAGAATTATTTGGATTATCTATTGTATGCAATCGAGCCAATGTGTGTGTGTCATACACATATGCTCTACCTTTACCAGAATTTGCATTTTGTGCACCAACTACAAATTTATCACCATCAATTGCAAGACTTGTACCGAAATAATCCTGGCCACTGCCGCCTGGGTTGAAGATTGGTTTAATAGTGTTACTTGGTATGTGCATTATATATATTGCAGGGGCGAAATCGGTGGTTCTAACATATGGAGCACTCCATATTGCATAATCACCAGAAACATCAACATCACGCCCCATTTGATATCTCTGTGTTCTAGATGGATTGTCATATTTCTTGATATAATTAGTTGGGTTAGTACCTGTCATGTCATATATATAAACTGCGCCACCATTATTGTTATAACCATCAGTGTTGCTCACATTATATTGTTCTTCATTTGGTGCACCTACAATTGCGTATTTCCCGTCAATCGCAACAGCATGTCCAAAATTATCATAATTTTCATTTGGACTCGGATGTGGTATATGATGTAGCAACGAATAATCACTTCTATCAAATACATAAACAGAACCAGCCCCAGAATATGAAACTTGGGCATGGTCACCACTTGCGCCAACTATGATATAATCTTCAGATATATCCACTGAATTCCCAAAATTATCATTTGCTTTTCCATTGCCTATTCCATCTGGATTAATAAGTGTATGCAGTAATGCACCAGTCAATGAATTTACTACGTATACAACACCAGAATTGCTTTGATTACTATAATCTTCTGCATATGCACCAATTACTGCTGTATCGCCATGAACTGCTACTGCGTAACCGAAGTAATCATTTGCTGTACTACCTGTTTCATTGAAATTGTCAATCGTTAACATTGAAGGAGTTGCTGACCAGTTCGGTATCGGCGAAAGTGTTACATTTCCGGTGATATTATTTGATGCAGTATCTCCCGCGATCCCATCAACATCCGTAAATGTAATACTGTATGTTATATTTCCAGGAGTATCATCTGTATGTACTACGAAACTTGCTTTCCATGTATCATTAAACGCATTGAGACTTTCGTAAGTTACTGTATTAGTAATGTCATACTCAACTTCATTATTGACAGTTTTAAATGTTACTGTGGGCTGTGGTATATTTTTTGATGCTTTCATGGTAACACTTACTATATTACCTTCTACTGCATTAGTAGGGTCTTGATTGCTTGAAGAAAGTATTATACTATCTAATGTTGGGCTTGCACCTACTAATCTTGGCACAGAATCAAATATGTATGCTTTTCCTGATCTACTACCAGATGTTTGGGATAATGCATCTTCATCATCTTCTTCCCACGCACCACCAATTGCATAATCACCACTTATTGCTACTGAGTAACCGAACTTGTCGCTTTCATGTACACCAAATGCATTTGGATTTGAAATAGTCTGCATGTGTGAAAAATCTGTTCTTGAGAATATATATATTTCGCCTGAATTTTCATGTGTATCTACATTCCAAATACCTGCTTGAGATTCTGATATATACGGAGAACCAACTATGATATAATCTTCTGAGATATCAACTGAAGACCCAAATCGGTTGCTCGTAAGACTACCCGTGCGAGGATTGTTCAATGTCCCTAGTAATGCGCCAGTTTCAGTGTTATAAACATATGCGATACCCTCATCGGTAGTATTATTAACTGTATCATCATAATTATAAGCGGTAACTACTGCATGATTGCCCATAATTGCAACTTTGGCGCCAAAATAAGAATTCGCTGTCCAACTGGCAGTTGGTGGGGTGATCAAAGATGTTGTATTAGTTACAATGTTATGTATATAGAACCCGGCTCTGCCAGAGGTACCCCTAGCATAAGGGGCGCCCCATACTGCATAATCACCAGAAACATCAACATCAAGCCCCATATTATATCTAGCAGTTCTGGATGGATTGTCATATTTCTTGATATAATTAGTTGGGTTAGTACCTGTCATGTCATATATATAAACTGCGCCACCATTTGCATCACTATCATTGGCTCCCACATTATATTGTTCTTCATTTGGTGCACCTACAATTGCGTATTTCCCGTCAATCGCAACAGCATGTCCAAAACGATCATAATGTTGATTTGGACTCGGATGTGGTATATTATGTAGCAACGAATAATCACTTCTATCAAATACATAAACAGAACCAGCCCCAGAATATGAAACTTGGGCATGGTCACCACTTGCGCCAACTATGATATAATCTTCAGATATATCCACTGAATTCCCAAAATTATCATTTGCTTTTCCATTGCCTATTCCATCTGGATTAATAAGTGTATCTAGCAATTCACCAGTTGATATATTTACTACGTATACAACACCAGAATTGCTTTGATTACTATAATCTTCTGCATATGCACCAATTACTGCTGTATCTCCGTGAACTGCTAATGCGTAACCGAAGTAATCATTAGCACTTGTACCAACCGAATTTGGATTGTCAATCGTTAACATTGTAGGAGTTGCTGACCAATTTTGTACACCATCTACACCTTGACTTGCCGGAATTATCACAGGTCCACGTTTGAATCTACCACGGTTAGAATAAAACATTGTTTGGTCAATTGCTACTGTATTTTCTGATACAATGCCGTTATCCCATTCACCACGTAAAGGGTTTCCAATTATACCAAAATCAATAGAGTCGTCTGAACTAGGAGATCCAAATTTTTCTTTTGGTTTATTGGGAATTTTTTTTCTATGACCTGCTCCAATTGCACCGGACAGTTGGTGAGCCTCTGTAATAGAACCACGGTCTGCTATTTCTAAAAAATCTAATAGTTTTCTAACTTTAATTTTACTCAGCGTAGTGTCTGGTGAAAATTGCCCTTTAATATCCAACCCATTGATCCGTATCTTTGACATTCTGGTTACTCCTAATTATTATTCATTAGTATTTATAATAATATAGCAATTAATATATATTAATATAAAAAAGGTACCATAATGGTACCTTTTTACTTTTACAACTAAATTTATATTTTACTATTATTATCTGTAGTATCTTGGTGCCTTTGGTCTTTCTGTGCCTGGAGTACTTTTAAATTTTGCAGGTCCAGTCTTATCTGTGAAGGGGTAAGGCCCAACATAAATACCTTTCGGATCATTGCCACCTTTTGTATCTTTCGATGTATTTTTTCTTGGTTTAGTATTTTTGACTGGCCATTTTATAATTTCAGATTCTTCTAAGTCAAAGTCTGCTATTAAAGCTTCATAAATTTCGTCTTCATTTACTGAATACTCAAGTGGGTTATCACCTGCACTTGGCTTTAGTGTTTTCTTTTGGCGTGAAATGGAGTTAGCAGTCTTTTTAGAAAAATCGTCTAAGTCAAGTTCGTCATTAGCAGGTGTTGCTTGATATTCTGCTGCTGCGTCCAGTCTATGTGGTTCATCATCGCATCCGCAACTATCATCACATCCACAGCCACTGTCCATTGGTGTAATTTCAACAGTCTTACCTGCAAGTGTTAACATTCTCATTAATTCTTCTGGATGCTCAGTACTCACGTTTGTTGTAGTAACGGCTTTTCCGTTATTATCAGTCATAGTTAGGTTATAATGTTTGCTCATTCTTCATCTCCTGATATAACAGATTCGCTTGTTTTTTCATCGGTGTCCATTTGTTCTGATACGTCATCCTGTTTTGGTTTTATACTCAATTCATTTTCTACTGTAACTTCATCTCTTTTACTAAGAGATTTTAAGAAATTATCAATAAATCCTCTACCATAATTTTCGCCATTATCAGATTCATCGCCATATTCTGGAGTATCTAGCAATGCTTTTTTATCACCATCTTCTTCAACTTCTTCGATTGGTTCCCATCCTTCGGGATGAACAGCGATATGTGACATATTCATTTCTAATAGATCAGATAATTGAACTCTTAGGATATCAGCGGAAACAGGGTATCCAGTTTTAATTTCTATCTTAGAAACTTTTGTGTTAGCTACATCATCAGAAAAAAACAATGGATTTTTGGTAATAGGTGTAGTTGCCGTACGCGATATTGAAATCAAATCATACTTACCTAGAAAACGTTCAATACGATTTATATCTTCTTCATTCAATTCTGCTGCGAATCGCAAGGTTAAACAACATTCCCTAGTTGACTCTGTTAAATATTCTCTAAAACTTTTCATTGGTCTCTCCAATTTATATTCTTATTTATCACCATTTGAAGAATCGTTAACATTTGATATTCTTCTAAGTAATTCATTTCTATCTATAACAACTGATCCGGAACCATCAATTTCATTTTTATTTGATTTTTGTTCTTGCTTTTCTATCTGATGTTCAAGTTTTGCTTTCTGCATCTGCAAATTAATCATCTTTAATTTTCTATCAACTTTGCTATCTTTGGCTTCCATTGCAGTTTTCAACATAGAGTTTGCAGTTTCCATAAGTTTTGCACCTGCATGTACTTCAACATTCATACCTAATTGAAATAATTCTTCGAATGCACTTAATGCTTTTGTATGAATTTCATCCATCTCTCTATCATGCTGATTTAAGTCTTGAACCATCGGAAGTGCAGCATCAATCTTATCAGTTGTATCAATCGCCGAATTTAACATAGCAGTTAGTTCGTTTGATTGTTCAATCTTTATTTCAGATTCTTTAACATCCACGTGTTCTTCTTCTACTTTTGGTGCTAAGTTAAATGTTTCTTCTAACTTTTTAGTCATTATATTATCCTATTTCTTCTTTCTAGGCTTGCGTACTTTTGGTTTTTTTGTATTTTGGTATATATCACCTTCATTCAAAACTCTGAATTTCATTCCTCTTTTTTTGGCCCAGGATGTTGCGGCTTCCCATTTTGCATAATTTATTGCAACTTGTGCTTGGTCACCCCTACCCTTTGCAAACTCTAGTTTTGTTTGCGACGATGGTTTTATTTCTACAAGTTCGGCATGCTTTTTTCCGCTTGCATCTATATATGTTATAACAAAATCAGGAACATATCCTGTAACTTTTCCGGTAAGTGGGTTCTGATATGTTATTTTTACAGGTTCACTGGCCCAAGCAACAATGTTTGGATTTTCATCACAAAAATTCATAAATGTATGTTCCCAACTACTTCTAAAAGTAGGAGTCTTTCCGCCAGCATATTTCTGGGCGTTTTTAATCGGATACTTACCTTGATGAAATTTAGTCATTTAATAATCGCTCTTGCAATATATTTATTCGGTTTTTTTTCTGACATTTTACCAGTAACATACCCATATCGCAAAGCGTTATTAATAATGAATGATCCTAGATCATTGAGTTTAAAATCAGTTGATACTTGATCAACTAGATACGAAGCATCAACTCCATATTGTTTGGCGGTTGTTAATATTTGATTGGCAAAAACTTTAGCACGTTCAACCGAAAATCCTTTTTTTACAAGTTTAGCAACAAGAACATCAATATTCATCTAATGCCTCCTGTTTTATTTCTTAAATTTGTTATATTATTTTGAGTGGCTGAACGAGACTTAGAATCAAATTGAATTCCAGGTGCACGCAAATCTTTATCTGAGAAATCTGAACTTGGCGTAGAAAATGTCGGCGAGGTTGATACAACGGTAGTACGTGGTCCTGTTGTATTATTTCCAAGCCTAGTAGATTTTAATAATGCATCTCTTATAAAATCACCACCGACACCGAATTTACTTTGGGAAGTTTCTAGTGCAGTTTGTATTCTACCAATTCCAGTATTACCGCCCAGTATTCCCTGTGCAATCGGGGATGTTATGTTATCTAAGTTAATTGATCTTCCATTTAAAAACGAAGTTACCAATTCGTTTGATATTAAATTTGCTAGATCGATGCCAGTGAATCTATCAGTGCCGCCATTCGCAAGTCTTGCATTTGGAAAACCAGCAACATTGGGATACAATATATCACTAGAGTACGGATTATCAGGAAATCTATTCCTACTATTTAAAGCATTTTGCATCTCACCGAAATCATCATACTGCTTCAATGAAGATGCTGGCATAGGTATAGCCGATGCAATCTCATCAGCAAATAGCTTTTCTGCTTCTGCTTTTTCTTCTGGTGTTGCATTTTGATTTGATTTTACATATTTTAAAGTACCACTTAATTTTTTAAGTCTACTTAATTGTTCTCTTGCGTTGGTATCAGAAGAAACACCAAAAACTTCATTATTTTCAGCGATTTGATCTAGTCCATTAAGATCATTATCGATCTGTCCTAAGTTTTTACCATCTGCTAATCCAGAAATCATCGAGTCTAATTTTTCATTAGTTCTAATGTTAGAAAGAAGTTTTAATGCATTGTTCACACTGTTACTTGGATCTAAATCTTCTAAAATAAATTCTAGTCCTTGTTTCATCCAGTCTGGAACAACAACATTATTTTGTGGTATTCCAAATATAATATTCTCAGGTTGCAATTGAAGATCAATCGTTCGCAATGATGAATCTGCATAATCACTACCACTAAATGTAATATTGGTTAAAAGAGGATTTATTATTTCTATTTTTTGAATAGAACCATTTGAGGTAGTATCAACTTGCTCTAATTGTTCTCTTCCTCTTGGATCTCTATCTATTCCTTGTCCGAATGATCCAAAGAAATGATATATAACTATTTTTTTAAAACTTCTGTAATATCCTGTGTCTTCGGCATTCGATGGGAGAACACGACCAGAGGTTCTATCTCTAATCGTACTATCCAAAACACCCGCTTCTGTGCCAAGATTGGCATTTTTGAAAAAGTTACTGTAAAGTTCATTCGCAACTGTAAATCCACTTCCATCAGTCTTATCATAAAGACTGATGGAAACTTCAGGAAAATTAACGTAAATGGGCAAGTGTACTTTTTTGCCATATTTGTCAACCGTTACTGTTTCAGTTGAAATAGTTATTGGCGAAACTGTTTTGGCAAATGATGACATACCAGATGATAAACCAGTTATAGTATCTATAAATTCTACAAACCACATGTCACCCATTTTGGGAGCATTTGTGATATATTCACCAGAAAAACCAAACTTGCTGGCGGCTTGATTACTACCTGCTAGAATGGTCCTATCTGTACGTTCATTTTGTAGAGACTTGTTCGCCATTTTATATTACCTATTATCCAGATAAACTTGAATCATTAGTGAAGCCAGGGGATGGCATCAAATCGGTATCAGTTAAAACAGCGTTATCATATTGAAGTGTCAAATTGATTGTAACTGCATCTGACACTGAGTAATCACTTTGTGAATAATCTGTGTTTGTTAGGAAACAACCTTCTAGTTGCCACTGCTCAATTGGATTACCATCATTGCCATTTAGTGTTTCAATAAGTGTCGAAAATTTGTAGTTTGTTCCTGCAAGTGGACCAGTTTGATTTCTGTGATCTAGTTGTGATTGTACTTGACGGCCAACTAATTTAGTTAGTGAGTTAGCAACATCATCACGTAGTGTGATTGTGATTGGTTCCCAAGTGTGCTTTCCCATCATGTACATACGAGAGTTGTATGAATCAATTGGAATAGACTCGTGTGAGACTTTGGGACGGGTTACATTCATAACTTGTCTTGTGAAGTCTGTTGTATTCTCTGATAGGCCACCAAAACCTGCAACTTGTACTCTAAAACGATAGTTTAATTTAGGCTGTAGAATACCTGTACCTGTTGCAGCGCCGCTATCTGTTGGAACACCGAAATTTTGTAATGTTCTTGCCATAATAATATCTCCTGATATAGTTTTGCGTTATACAAGTATTTATCAGTATTTAGTAAAATTAAAGTTGTAGTTAATAAAAAACCCGACATTACTGCCGGGTCTCTTAAAGTTATTGTTTTTAATACTATATTATAATTCTTCACCAGTATTACGAATACGTAGAGGAATATAGATAAATTCAACTGATTTGACTGGCTGAATTGCAATATCTACCCATAATTCATTTCTATCGATACGTGCCGGTGTATTGTTTGATTCATCACAAACTACTAGGAAGTCATATAGACCTCGATTAGTAACTAGACCGCCACAGAAACGCTCAACCGCATCTCGCATGTTGTCACGTGTGATTTTATCATTTTGTTCAAACAAGAAGCCTCTTGATAGTTGATCTAAACTATAACGCATGTGATTAACTAGTCTTGCTACGTTGATACGATCAAGTGCAGATGCGAATGATTGCTGCGTCTTTTGGCCATATACAACTAAGCCTGTGCCCGGCATATCTGCGATTGGATTCATACGGTTTGCATACATTACATCACGCTGGCCTTCTGTAAGACGAACCCGAACAAATTCATTTTCATCATTTACATATCCAACTTGTGATGCATTAGTAACAACACCACGTGTTAAACCTGCTGGAGCAAACCAAGGGAAAGATACTTGATCTGAGAAAGCTATAGTACGCAATGCAATTGCTGATGCTGGCATAACAACTTCATTGCCAGATAGATCAGTGGTTAAACCATGTGGATAATAAACACCTGCGTATGCATCTGTTACTGTATTATTATCTGCCCAGGCTTTAATATCTGTTGCAGTACCTTTTAATGTCATTGGAGTATCACCGATAACAAATGCTATTTCTTTTTTGTCTTTGTTTAGACCAACCATTTCATCTGTTAGTTCTGGATAACCTGGTGCGGCAATCAAATTGAAGTATACTGCTTCTGCACGAATACCTTCGTTTGCTACTAGTGCTGCTGACATTGCTTCAGAAACCATATGACGCTGTGCCGATGAACCAAATTTGCCTGAACCATCTAGATTTACGCCTGATACCCATTCCCATTTTCCATCTACATATTGTTTGACATTGTATGTTGTATAATCCATGTTAACCATTAAGATATTTTCTGGAAGTAGTTCTGCATTTGGTGTATTTTCATGTACGTCACGCGCACTTTCATTGCCCAGTGTGTCATACGGTGCGTCCGCTGAGTAGTGACCGAAAATCATACCATTGGATGACGACTGATCAGCATTATCTAGTTTTACCCATTCTAACCCACTATAGCGCCACATTACTGGATAATTTGCTGCATCTGTATCTACCCAAATATCACCAGCAATCAGCGCAGATGATCCATCTTTACGTGCGGTCGGACGTGATGAACGTAATTGTAGTTCATTAGCATATATACCATCATTGTCTTCTGACCAAGCATATTTTACCCATTGCTGTTCGCCACCAACATATTCAACACGTAGTAATTCCATTTTTAAATCAGCATTGTACCATAGTGTATCCGGAGCGATATCGCCTTTTGGCGCTAGTGTACTTGATTCATATGAAAGGTCTTCCCATACTGTTGCTATAAATGTACTCGCTGAAGTGAATCCCATATCGTTTGCACCTGCAGAGAATGACAATGTTAGCATTTTACCATCAGTTTTGATGAGTCTAATTTTATTTGTGCCAACTTTTTCAATCTTTACATTATTATTATTCAAGTCAGAGTTATTCTGCATTGATGTAATCACAGTATCGATTGATGCGGTTGTGAAAGTAAAGGCCGTTACATTGCCATCCACTGAAACAGTAAATGATGAAGTTATGGATGTAGTATCTGCTATAGAAATTTCACTTTGAATTGAAGTTGTAGTTCCACCAGTATGTCTACGTAATTCTACCACACCTTTTGTTTCATCGCGTCTAGCGTATACGTCACCAAGAGTTATCAATGAATTATTCATTGCAATATCATCGTTAGCGTATGTTGAAACTTGTAATGCTTGGAATGCACCCGATACTGAATTATAATTTGCAAGTTTGATATCTAATCCGCCGCCTTGTTTTGTTAAGCGAACATAAACATCACCTGTGATTGCACTTGCTGGTGCAAAGTTTGCGAATGAGAAATTTGGCGAACCAATATCACCTAGTAGAACCCAACTAGTTGAAATTTTCTTCCAATAGGTCATTTTTATTGTTGACGTAACAACTGCAAAATCACCTGCAGAACCAAATGTATTCACCGGAGCTGCATAACCAGATGAATTCATCGGTTCAACATTGCCTGTACCTGGTTCATCCATTAATACTGTTGGTGTGATTGCAACCCAAGATGTGCCATTATATTCAAATAGTCCATAATCTGAAGCAGTTGCTTCATGCCAATATGTGCCATTTACTAAAACACCAACTGGCTCTTCGGTGCTTGCTTCTAATTCTGCTAGATCAATATCTGCACGAATAATATAAGCATTATTTGAAACGCCTAGATATTGATATGCTGCTAGTAGTCCATATTCACTTGTTT